AATCGACGAGACGGCACTGGCGGCCAAGATCAAGGGGGTGCTCGAGCTGAAACCCGAGATTTCCTGCACGGTGAAAGCGCTCGATCTGCCCGCAACTGAAACGCACCCCGCGTCGATCATGCTGATCGTCCGGCATGGAGGGCCGCTGTCGAGCGTCTATGACCATCGACACGACGGACGCAGGGGAACCATCTATTATCGCCCTCCAAACGAGGCGACGCTCATTTACACGCCGTCGCTCCGCCAGATTGAGGTCTGTGCGGACAGCCCTGTGGTGCGCCAGACGGTCAGCGACTCGTTCGCCGAAGTTGCCCTCGGCCACGACATCTCCCAGAAACCGCTGACCTGGAAGCGCTATAACCTCTCGCGGTTTCGGACGTCGCTTCGTCTGCAGCCGCCCGAATTGGATGGCTACGCATTTGGGTTTGCCCGTGTCGTGGAAGCCGAGATCCGGCTCGGCATCTGGCGCCGCAAGTTGCAGTTGAAGGTCACGGTCGATGACGACATCGCAGAGGTGGCCGACCAATATCTCGGAGCCAGAAACATATTCCGCCGTGCTGAAGCTTTCAGCCGGGTCGCCATCGCCGTCGCCTACAACCGGGTCGGCGACGAAAAAGAGCGGACGCTCAATCTTACGATCTCCGGCACGAAAAGCTGCAATCTGCAAAGTAAGACGGATCCCGAAGAGCGCGCCCTCGGATTCGCCCTCCTTAAGGAATGGGGGATCCTGAGCGCATTCCGACAGATCGCGTCCGGTGACCTGCAGGCGATATTTCCCCAACTGGTTCAACTCCATGACCGCATTGAAGACGAGGTCAGCGGCAGCTACCTCCTGGAACTCGGGCTCGACCCCAGCCGTCTGATCGAAGGCGGGCTGCTAGAGCGTCGCGACCGTCAGGATGTGGTCCTGATCGACGATGACGACCTCGACGGGGAAGGCACCGTGAAGCCGTCGGCGACAGAGGGCATGGTCAACACGGTGGGCCCGTTCGGCGAGGACGCAGGCAAGCGATCGGTGTCGGATGTCGAGATGTTCGCGATTAACGGCCAATGGCTTCACGAGACCCTCATGCGGCTGATAAAGCCGCTCTTGAGCAAGCGAACAGCCCAGATCCTAGACCCGGACCTGACCCTGCTCGGCGCAATGCAGGTGGATGGTGCCGAGGTGCCCGTCTATTTCGCCCGGCGCCTGAATGACCCGAAAACTGCCCAAAGGCTGGACCTGGCCTTGCGCGCGCGGAACACAGCTGGCGTCGGCATTATCCTCGCGGCAAGTGAGGAAATGCCATTGCACCTCGGCTCCAACGTCGTTGTGCCGCTACTGTCCCATCTCGCGTCGGCGGACGAGGATCTCCTGTTCTCGCGCGGCGGCATCGAACTCGCATATAGAAACAACATTTCGCTCGCTCGCGGGGGTGTGTCGCCGCGCGTCGTTCGGGCAGGCACGCAATCCGGTACTTTGTACATTCCGGGCAAGGAGCCGCTGCACCTCGCGGGGAACGATCAGCTGACAATCTTCGAGCGCCTTGTAGCTGCTTTCGTCAGCGGTAGTACGGACGTCTATGTCGGAGACCTGATGAAGGGTTTCGCGGCAAAGAGTCCTCAATCTGCGTTCCGCACAAAAATGTGGAAGGACATCGTCGATATCTACATCGGCAAGGGTGCGAAGCGTGGGTTCTGGCGCCTGATCACCACCGCGGTGCAAGCAGGTGAAATCGTCGACGCCGAGGACGATGCTGAAACTCCCGTCTAACGACGGTCTAACATGTCGTGAGAGACGGTCTAACAAACCGCTGATTATTGGAAAGGCTCACTCATCAGAGGAGCATTCCAATGCCGACTCCCGATACTTCCCGCCAGCTAGCCCAGATGAACTGGACCGGCGGCGCAGAGACGAAACCCACCACTTTGAGCCCCGAATGGCGCTGCACGCGCTGTGACAAGCTGCTTGGCGTCTGCCGGGACGGCCGTATGCACCTGCGTTTCGCGCGGGGCCACGAGTATTTCGTGGGCTTTCCGGTCGTGGCCACCTGCCGCGGCTGCGGCACGCTGAACCAGGCGACATCACCCGCGCGCTAAGGCGCGCATCTCACCATTTCCCTGAAATCGCAGAGACGCACGACGTCCTGACCTGGCCACAAAAAGGCGCTGGACGCCTGGCCGCAAGGCAGGCGTCCAATGTCTATCGCGTGGCACGAGATCCGTGATCACCTCATGTTTTCTTCTTCAACTCTTGGTTTTCAACACACCTTCGATGAGCTCCGGCGCAGCAGCGAGCCGCTCGCGCATTTCGCTGATCCGGCCGCAGTGCTGGACACGCTGCACGTCGGTTGCCGTGCGCCAGACGACAAAAATCGGTTGCTGGTTGCACTGGTCGCGGCCGCGCAGTCCGGCGGCGCGGCCTCCGATTGTGCCCTGACGCTGATGCTGCTGGCGCTCTGGCCGGGGCTGGATGCCGTTCGGCGCAGATCGATCTGGCGCAGGATCGGCACCGGCGATGAGGTTGCATCCGAAATCCTCGCACGGGCCTCGGAAACCATTCGGGGATTGGACCTGCGGCGGGTCAACTGGATCGCGGCAACCATCCTGCGGAACATCGAGCGCGACCTGATCAGAACGCGTCAGCGCGAGGACCGGCACCAGTACCTGCGCAGCGAGACCGATACGGACGATATCCCGATTGACGGGGGAGTGTCACAGGCCACTGCCAGCCCCGGACTGCTCCACGGCGATCTGGTCCGCATCATCGGCACGGATGCGGATCTGGTGATCCGTGTGGCCATCGACGGTTTCTCCCAGGCTGAGGTCGCATCCGAGATGGGGCTGTCCGAGGCGGCGACGCGCAAACGCTATCAGCGGGCGACCCGGCGTCTGCGCGACGTCCTGCAAGAATTTCGCTGACCGGATGTCCCGATCCCTGCGGCGCGGTGGCTTTTCCCATTCAGACGCCACCGCGCGCCCCACTCAAACCGAAAGTCGACCAGCATGATCCGCAAAGCCGACCTCTTGTCTGCAGACCTCAAGCGCATCCCCGGCCTCTACCGCCGCTGGGAGTTGCCGGAAATCCTGAAGAACCAGCGTGCCTACCGCATCGAAAATGCCGGTTCCCATCAGGACGGGACGCCACTCGTGGCGGTCTACGCCGAGGCCGACGCCGACACGGGTCAGCCGGACGACCAGCACAACGCCTCAAACCAAGACGCCGAAGCGGCCTCGGTCCCCGCTGGGACGATGTCGCGGCGGCCTGAGTAGAGGGGAAAGGAGGAGACATATTCATGGAAACCACACCCTTTATCACGGTTCGCGCCAGCCGACCGCTGTCCGAGATCGAGTTCTGTGCCTGGGTGGCGCAGGCCGTTCCCGGCGACCGTCTGGAATACCATCGCGGCTTTCTGGTGCTCGACGTTTTCCCGATGTTTTCAAAGCTGTCGAATGCGGCGCGCGCCGCGTTGCGCTGTCTTGGATCACGAGCTTTCTGGGCCGCGGAGCTGGGTCTCGTGCATCTCGTCCAAGAGCGCGTGGGGCCCGATCAGTTCGCCTACATCGCCGTCGCCCGGCCCAAGCCCAAAGCCGCTGCCGTCTCGCTGTCCGAGCTGCTGCTCGCCGAACAGGGGCAGCCCTGCGACGCCACCGGTTCGAGTGGCAGGGCTGCCGCGTGATGCCCGCATTTCAATCCCTTTTCACCAATCACGGAGGCCATTTCATGCCATTCCCCGAGAACACCCCGACGCCGGACGATCTACCGTCCCTCAGCGCAGCCGAGGTTGCTGCGCTGCCGGTCGAGTTGCTGGCAATCCTGCAGCGCGAGATCGACGAGCGCCTTAAGCGCGACAAGGCGGCCAAGACCCGCTTCGATGCGGGACTGGCCGTCCGCTATGCCACCCGCGCCGCCGAGGAACGGCAGTTGCTGGCCAAGGACACCGGCACCGTCCGCTTCGACGACGGTGATTTCACCGTGGTGGCTGATCTGCCGAAGCGGGTGGATTGGGATCAGGATCGGCTGGCCGATATGGTTGCGCGGATCCGCGATGCCGGGGACGATCCGGCCGAATATGTCGATCTCGCTTACAAGGTGCCGGAGCGCAAATACGTCGCCTGGCCCGAGGCCATTCGGCAGGGTTTCGAGCCCGCGCGCACCGTCAGGCCGGGCACGCTGAAGGTCGAGATCGTCCCGCAGGGGGGCGATCAATGACGGCGCTCGCGGCAACATCGACCCCGTCACAGGACCTTCCCAGCCTGATCGAGCGCGCCGCCAGCATGCTTTCTGGGGCGAAAACCGCCGCCGAGGTGCTCGAGGCGCGAGAGGTGGCCGGTCTGGCCTACGATGTGGCGAAACGCGCCGCCCGGTTGCAACGAGCGAAGAGCGCCCATGACGATCTCGTCGCGGCGGCGCATCGCGCGCAGGCCCACGCGCTGGAGATCGAGGCCCGCGCCAAACGTCGCCTCGCGGACGAATACGATGCCGCGCAGGCGCGGGGCGAGGTGGCTGGCCACGGCGGCGGGAGAAATTTCAAGGTTGCTAACGGCAACGTTGAAACCACCACGGCCGATCTCGGATTGCGCCGCGACCAGATCCACGAGGCCCGCCAGCTCCGTGACGCGGAAGCCGTCGATCCTGGCATCGTGCGGCGCACGCTGGATGAGCGGCTGGAGCACGGGGAAGAACCCTCACGCGCGGCCCTGCGCAAGATGGTGGTAGATGCCGCCATGCGCGGGATGCGCCCGCAGCGCCGCGCCAGCCGACGCAATCCTCTCTATGTGGCGCCCACGCCTGAGCAGGCGGCCTGGCGGCATGTGACGGGTGTCTTTCGCGCTTTCGCCGAATGGGCTTCCGACGAGAACCTCGCCCTTGCCCGCAAAGGCATGCGCGAGGCCGGCGACACCCCGTTTCACGACCTCGACGCGCGGGCCATCGCGCAGGGGTCTGCAGCTTTCACGACAATCAAGGAGTGGTTCGATGCTCGATAGCCAGACGGCGGCATTCGCCGAGCGGGTCTGGGAGATTGCCTCCCGGCTTGGAAACAACGCCCCGAAAATCGCCGATGAGATGATGGGAACTGCCTTTCCGCTGACCTGCACGCAGGCGCGGCAGGAGGGGGCGCTGCGGATGCTGCGCACCGGCATCATCACGGAGGTGAAGCGGATCCTGCGCAACCGGACCGACGGTCTGGAGCAGGCGGACTTTTCGGATGTCTGCGACGCGTTCGTGCCGCTGATCAAGGACCTGCGCTCGAAGACCTACTTTGTCGAAGGCGCCGAGGAATACGTCGCCATCCCGGATCTGATCGCCGAGCCCGAACTGCTCGACGACGCGCGGCGGTTCATGCGGCGCAAGGGCAAGGAATGCCTCGACGAGGCGGACCGTCTCGATGCGCTCTTTGCGGCCGTGACCAGCACCGACCCCGATGTGGAGCGGGCGCGTCAGGAGGTGCTGGCATGACCGGCGCGCTCCCCATCATCAGCGCCGACCAGCGGCTTGCCGAACCGCGCGGCATCAAGGGTTGCATCTTCGGGAAGAGCGGAATTGGCAAAACTTCTCTGCTCTGGACCCTCGATCCCGAGCGCACGCTGTTCATGGATCTCGAAGCGGGCGATCTCGCCATCGAGGGCTGGGCGGGCGACAGCATCCGGCCGCGCACCTGGACGGAATGCCGGGACTTCGCGGTGTTCATCGGCGGGCCAAACCCGGCGCTGCGCGACGAGCAGCCTTACAGCCCGGCGCACTACAAGGCGGTCTGCGACCGCTTCGGCGATCCGGCAGCGCTCGATCGCTACGACACCATCTTCGTCGACTCGATCACCGTTGCCGGGCGGCTGTGCTTCGGCTGGTGCAAGGGGCAGCCGGAGGCGCTGTCGGAAAAGACCGGCAAGCCGGATGTGCGTGGCGCCTACGGGCTGCACGGCCGCGAAATGATCGGCTGGCTCACGCATCTGCAGCACACGCGGGCCAAGAATGTCTGGTTCGTCGGGATCCTCGACGAGAAGCTCGACGACTTCAATCGCAAGATATTCCAGCCGCAGATCGACGGCTCCAAGACTGGGCTCGAGCTTCCGGGGATCGTCGACGAGGTGATCACCATGGCGGAATTGAAGGCCGACGGCGGCGAGCCGTATCGCGCCTTCGTTTGTCAGACGATCAATCCCTGGGGCTTTCCGGCCAAGGATCGCTCCGGCCGCCTAGCCCAAGTCGAAGAGCCTCATCTCGGCCGCCTGATGGCGAAGATTCGGACGGCAGCGACGCCTCCATCCGACCGCCTGACCTACACCCCGCCGCCCGTCGATCCGGCGGCCGCCGACCAATCCCAACCGCAATCCTGAAAATAGAAGGAGGTTCCCCATGGGTTCCTGGAACGATTTCAACGACGCGCAGAGCAACACCAACCTCATCCCCAAGGGCACTCTGGCCAAGGTGCGCCTGACCATCCGTCCCGGCGGCTTCGACGACGCATCCCAAGGCTGGACCGGCGGCTACGCCACGCGCGGCTCCACTGGGGCTGTCTATCTCAATGGCGAGTTCACCGTGACCGAGGGGCCGTACGCCCGGCGTAAGATCTTCACGCTGATCGGTCTCTACAGCCCCAAGGGGCCGGATTGGACCAACATGGGCCGCAGCCTGGTGCGCGGCATGCTGAACTCGGCGCGCGGCATCTCCGACAAGGACATGTCGGCGGAGGCGCAGGCCGCGCGGCGGATCAGCGGCTTTGCCGATCTCGACGGGATTGAGTTCATCGCCCGCATCGACATCGGCACGGACGCCAGCGGGGACGACAAGAACGAAATCCGCAGCGCCGTCACGCCCGATCATCGGGATTATGCGCAGGTCATGGGCACCGCGCCCCTGCAGTTCAGCGGTAATGCCGGACCCAGCGACGCCCCGCAGCAGTCCAGCACGGCATCTCCGCAGACCAACCAGCCAGCAGCCCACCCCGGTGCCCCCGGGCGGCCGAGCTGGGCGCAGTAAGGGGGATCGGACATGCGTCTGCGTCCCCGCCAGAAGACCTTCGTCGAGCGCAGTGTTGCTGCGCTCGCCTCCCGCGGCAACACGCTGGGCGTGGCTCCGACCGGAGCGGGAAAGTCCATTATGCTCTCGGCGGTCACCGGCGAGATGATCGGCGATGGTGCCAAAGCCTGTGTTCTGGCCCATCGCGATGAGCTGACCGCGCAGAACCGTGCCAAGTTCCAGCGTGTGGTGCCGGGCGTGGCCACCTCAGTGATCGACGCGACAGAGAAATCCTGGGGCGGCGCTGTCACATTCGCCATGGTGCCCACACTGGCGCGGGCGTCGAATCTGACCGACATGCCGCGCCTCGATCTTCTGGTGATTGATGAGGCGCATCACGCGGTGGCGGACAGCTACCGCCGGATCATCGACCGGGTGCGCGATGCAAATCCCGACGCGAGGGTGTTCGGGGTGACGGCAACGCCGACCCGGGGCGACCGCAAAGGGTTGCGCGAGGTCTTCGACAATGTCGCCGACCAGGTGCGTTTGGGCGAGCTGATCGCCTCGGGCCACCTCGTGCCGCCACGGACCTTCGTCATCGACGTGGGTGTGCAGGAGGAATTGAGTTCCGTCCGCAAGACCAGCGCCGATTTCGACATGACCGAGGTGGCGGACATCATGGACCGCGCGCCGATCACCGAGGAGGTGGTGCGCAACTGGCAGGAAAAGGCCGCGGACCGTCCGACCGTGGTGTTCTGCTCGACTGTGGCCCACGCCTCGCATGTCGCCGAGGCTTTCAACGCCGCCGGCATCCCCACCGGCCTGATCCATGGCGATCTGCCCCGTGACGAACGCCACAATATCCTGGCGGCCTTTGCCCGCGGCGAGATCCGCATCATCACCAACGTGGCCGTGCTCACGGAAGGGTTTGATCACCCACCCACCTCCTGCGTCGTGCTGCTACGGCCTTCATCCTACAAGTCCACGATGATCCAGATGGTGGGGCGTGGCCTGCGCACCGTGGACCCTGCCGAGCACCCGGGCGTGGTCAAGACCGACTGCGTGGTGCTGGATTTTGGCACCTCCAGCCTGACCCATGGCACGCTGGAGCAGGACGTCGATCTCGACGGCAAGACCACCAGCGGCGAGGCCCCGTCGAAAACCTGTCCGGCGTGCCAGGCCGATATTCCACTGGCATCGCGCGAATGCCCGATCTGCGGCGAGGTGTTGGTCGAGGACGAAGCCGAAACCCGTGAGGGAGCCCTCGGTGGAGCGCTCTCCGACTTCGTGATGACGGAAATCGATCTGCTGAAACGCTCCAGCTTCGAATGGGTCGATCTCTTCGGCACCGAGGATGCGCTGCTGGCCACGGGGTTCTCGGCCTGGGGCGGCGTCTTCTGGCTGGATGGCCTCTGGTACGGCATCGGCGGTGCACGCGGGGTGCAGCCGCAGCTTCTGGGTATCGGAGAGCGCAGCGTCTGTCTTGCGCAGGCCGATGACTGGCTGAACACCCAAGAGACCGACGAAAGCGCCTTCAAGACACGTGCCTGGCTGACCCAGCCCGCCACCGAAAAGCAGCTGCAATATCTCTCGCCCGCCGCGCGTAGCGATTACGGCCTCACCCGCTACAAGGCCTCGGCCCT